AACCTAGACGAGCCAGTTGACTTGCATGACCCGCTGACCTCACCCCAGCTTCACCCTTGCCTGAGAGGACGTTGCCAATACCACTGGCCTCCTCAAACATAGCATCTATCTCTTTGATTTCTGTGAATAGATCAGGTGGCATATTTGGGGCCATCTTCTCTACTTTTGCGTTGGGCATATCTGTAGACAGTAAACCACCCGCACGGTTCAACGCAAAGTTCTTCTCATCTAAGATACCCGTGAACCCGATCAAGGCCGTGGGTGGGCTGACCTGTTTAGACAGCAAATCTAGAATTTCAGTCATGCGTCTGTTACGCAGCTGTTGCAAGTAGACTAGGCGTTGTACTTCAGACGCACCCCAGTAGTAATCGTAGAGTGGGTTGGGGCACAGCTGGACAAACGGCAACTCACCCTTCATGAAGAGGGACTCACCTGGACGGTCATAGATGATCACGTCTGGGTCTGCTTTTGTGACTACACGGTAGTCAGCAATGTCATCATCCCAAATCCACAACTCGGTCATTTCAACCGTATCTTCTGACACCTCGGCTTTGTATCTGTTGCCCCCCGCCAAGTCTAGGTTGACGTTACCGTAGATGGTGGGGTTGGACTGGCTAATGATGATCCGCTCTAGCCCGTTTGCAATCTCTGTTCTCTCGTGAGGCATTGAGCCAACACGTTGCACAATTTCTTCCCGTCTGGGGTGCGAATACAGGCGTGCATACAATTCAGACTTGGTAATGTAGTATTTCTGAATCAACGCCTCTTGTCGGTCTGTGTAGGTGATGTCTTCACGCAACACGCCCACACTGCCTGGTTCAACCATGTACGGGTGAATGCCGTTGTTCATGATGAGTTTGACATAGGCCGTGCCGTAAACCAGTGACCAGGTAGTGGCAGTCGAGAACACCTGGTCAGCGTTGGAGTTGAGCCACTCGTCATTGAGTGCTTTTGTGAGGACGGGCACTTTCTGGTGTTCGTTCTCAGGAATAGACGCACCTAAGTTAATGCTGAACCTGGTGGTTTCTGCTGAGTAGAGAAACGAGGTCAGCTGGTCTAGGTGTGGGAAGATTTTGTTGTAGAGGGCTGGGGCTTCATCAGGCCCATTGCCAAACAGATACCAGTTTCTGAGAGATGCGTAGTCAATCTTGCGAGAGCCTATAGAGACTTCACATTTGTAGATGATCTCCTTAAAGAACTCATCTCGATCTAGCGCGTTCTTTGGAATCTTCATGTTTTTACTTTCAGACCCTCGTGATCAACCATTGTCCCAGCACCCGCCTTGGGTGGTGTGAATTGTCCTATATCTCGGGGCATAATGGAAACAGATTCGTCTTTGACGGCTTTAAATTGCCCTCCCATCACAGATTTAAGGTTAATATTACCACCATTGCCCCACATCACGCTATCCCCAGGCCGTGGTTCTTTCTTTTCTTCTGCCATGCGCTTGTTGTTGGTCTCCATAGCCTCTGTAGCATGGGCAAATTCCTTGTCTGACAGCTTATTTTTGCGTTTTAGGTAGCCAGTTTGATGCTCACCCGCTCTGGTGGACTTGATGTCGGTCATGTCAAAGTCCATAGCCAGTTGTTGAAGGTTTTTGTCTGTTTTTGTAGTCTTGGAAGACTTTATAGCCACTGGTTGCAGAAAAACCACCGATAAAGCAGCATTGCAGCCTTTTATTGGGCATTTGGCCTCTCTAGACTCAAATACACCGTGAGAATCGCAAAAATAGTCCTTTAAAACACCCATATTACCCCCTTTTTGACAAAATTTCGTTGAAATTGCTGTAATCGTGCCTGTTTACAGCCCCTAGTTTGACTTTGGCTTGCCCGTTCACCATCTCTATTTTGAGGTGCGAAACAAGTGGAATCTCTGGTTCTTTCCTGAAATCCACATATCTGTGCCCAGAATACTTACGCATAACCTTCACTCTACCCGTTTTCCAGATGGCATAAGCCCTATTAACTCTCTTTTGGGTGTATTCAGTCAAGGGTCTGGTCTCTCTGACAAACACCTCTTCCATGTGCAGCTTAGATAAACCCGCCAATTCCCCAAACAGTTCAATAGAAATGCCCCTGTCCTTGTCCTTGAAGAATAGTTTGATCTCTTTCATGAGCTGTTGTTTGCTAAGAGCGTGCGTCTTTTCCACCGTAGACTCCGATCATCTTCAAGTAGTTGGATACATTCTTGCCAACTGCAAGTTGTTCTGGCGTGTACTCGTCTTGTTTCAGAGACATCTCTTTAGACAGACGCATACCGATCAGTCTTGGCTGCACTTGTTCTGCCCATGCAATGGTTGCTAGAGCAGCTGCTATTACTCGGTCATCCTTGCCACGGCCTGGTGCACCAATAAACCCGTTCTCTCGCACAATGCCTTTCATCTCTTCTAGCGTGTCCATGCTGAAAATGCCCATCATGCCCCGCTCAAAATAATCCTTCATGTAAGACAGCATCCGCTCTTTAGAACTGGAGCTGGTCACAAACCCGATGGAAGAAGACAGGCCACCCATGTTGTCCATGCGTCTCCAGATGTAGTTGGACATACTGCCCAACACGTCCATCAAGCCTCGGCCTGTGTCTCCCGTCATGGCAGCTGCCAGGCGTTTGAGGTTTCTGAGTTCGTTGATGACGGCTTGACCTGGGCCGTTGACCTCTAGGTTGAGCGTACTATTCTTATAGGCCCCCGCCAGATGAGCAATAACCCATGCGAATTGGTAGGTGTTGAGTTCTGAGGTTGCAAACTCTGCCACTTGATCAAGACCATCCGCATATACTCGAAACACCTGTATGCAGAATCTATCGGCCCAGTCTGATGAGCCATAGGCTGGATCAGCACCGATGACGTAGTAGGCTGAGTCAACTGGTTGTTGCCATATCCTAAGGGAAGCGAGACGATCTGTTGATTGAAGGCACTCTGTATCTTGAAAGAGTTGCCCAAATGCGTATCTGTAACACTCATAGTCCAACCCCTTTGCATACTTGGCTGCGTCTGTGCAGCGACTGTTAGAAAAGAAACTCGTGCCAGTCATCACAAACGCATAGTCCTCAGTTGGCGGGAACTCCTGGTACATAAGGGTCTCGTCCTTGATCCCCTCTGCCATCTTCCACCGCCACCAGGCCATCTGTCTGCTGTTGACCTCGACCCCGTACAACTTCTTAATTTCCCTGACCCACTCTTTCTCATCTGATTTGAGTTTGCCGTCCCAATACACTTTGTACTCTTTAGACTCAGCATCCACGCTGTAGTATTCGTTTCTCCACCAGCCACAGAAGATCGCACGCTGGGTGCGTGCCTTCTTAGCCGTCTTGTACATATCGTGAAACATATTGAACCCTTGAGCTGTGGATTCAAAAAGGTAAAGACGTTCTGGGTTCTTTTCTGCGAGTGAGGCAATGAGAGATGCTAGTCCCTCTTCATTTCCCCAAGAGGCTGTTTCTGTCCCGTGTAAATAAGTGATAGCCTTGCCTTGCCCCAACCTAGCTTTATTTCCAGCGATTTGGTAAAAAATCCTTGAGCGATTTTTAAGAACCATCTGGTTTCTATTGTGGGCCACCAGAGGAATTTTGTATTCTTTTGGTAATCCCTCGATGTACATTCCCAGAGTAGAGCGGAACATATCCCTGTTCTCTTCTGTATCTGCAACCAGAGTGCCTTGCCAACCAGGATGGGTAAATTGCCAATAGAGATCAAGAGCCAAACTAACAGTAGTAATCCCCAGCTGCCGACCCTTAAGAATAACGAAAAAATGGACATCTTCTTTTAACCCTTTGTCTATCTCACCCATTACATACGATTGAGTCCCCAGCAGTTTGCCCATCTTCTTGAGACCCTCTTCCTTGGTCTCAATCTTGAGTTCACTACAGAACTTGTAGAACTGCTGGAGGTTGAAGTTCATAAAGGTGTTCTACAGGGGGTCATGTTGGTATGCTTAAACTCACCGCTGCGAATGCCCTTACAGACGTTGTAAAAAAGCCTGGCATTGTCAGGCATCCTACCTTGATACAAATGGAACACGCCCCCCTCAAAATGCGTCCCAATGCCATACTTGCCGTAGGTATGTAAGTCCCACGCACCGCCTTCAGGTTCTTTAAAGTAATGTGTTGGATAAAGAGTCTTGTACTTGACCTTGTAAATCTCTGCAGCATAGCTCACATTCTCTGCCACGTCACACGTCTCATTCTCGCAAAATGACGGTCTGCCCATATCATCCCAGATGTCTCTGCTGATGGCTAGAAAGGCGGGGGCTGCATAGATATGTGAATAGGGTGCTATGTGATTGCTCACTTGGGCAATCCCCACCATGCTCTTGTTGTTCAGGGCAAACGAGATAGCCTTGTCCACAATCTCTTTGTTCATGGGCACGCAGTCAATGTCCAGAAACAACTTCACTTCTGCCATGCTCGACATCATGATGTTGTCCATCCAAATCCCGTGGGGTATCTCTTGTTCTGTGTAGTTCACCGTCAAGCCTAAATGCTCACAGGTTTCTTTGTGAGCGTTGACAATAAGACGGTCTACATTAGGCCAGTGTAAGCAGTGAATCTGAGGTTGCATCATTTGTAAATCATCCTGGCTAGTTTATAAATCTCTACCGTCTTGTCTGTCATCATGATCATTTGTGAGTCAACAGGTGGCACTTCTCCTATTGCCTTGTAATGCTCCACTACCCTAGTCGAGTAATTCACAGTAGGCTTTAATGATCTGGCTATTCTGACATGATGAGCCTTCACGTTTGCCCACATATGACGGTCTCCTACCGCACAGTCAGCTCTACTCTTGAACATCCAATTGCGTGCCAGGTGATGCGTTGTAGGTCCAAACAAATAGCAGTTGGTGTCATTAAAGTTATACCCGTCTGACTCCTCGTCCACGCACATCCACGAGCCGTCTTCTCTGTAAAGGTTTCTAGGACAAGTCACCACGTCCACGTTGGCCTCCTTCATGACCCCCAACATTGTCTCTAGGTGATTGGGTTCATACCAACAGTCTGCATCTAAAAAGGCAATGTAGTCGTACCCCTGTGCAGAC